TGCTTAGCAAACGTCGATGAGGCCATGGTGGAGGCTGCATAGGCCTCACGTAGGGCTATTACTTCAGCGTCCGTATACTGCCTATTGCGTACTCTATCTCTCCCGACAACCATTAATAGCGGGAATAAAAGTCTGGGTGGCTCTTCAAATTTGGCCAGACTTTCGGTCTCCCGGTAAAAAAGATGACTACCCCGGTAAACATCTGCGTCCACCTAAAGTTTTTTCCCGATACAGTAGTAGAATGACTACCATGACCCCCAACTTTCCTACCGTCCCGACCATCCCCGTTGAAGGCATTAAGAAGACCCAGATCGCATCTAGGGCCGGCTGTACGTTCCTATGGGAGCATAGGGCTGACCTCCCCGCTGCTATTAATGCTCAAGTCGACTATCTTTGGAAGCACAAGAAGAAGGGGGCCGTGAGACTAGAGAATGAAGTCGTATATAAACTGGCTAAGACCCTCCCAGCCAAATTGGGATACGGACGTCTCTTTGGCTCATGTGGAGCCCTTGAACGCATGGAAAAGGAGTGCCGAGGCACTCTATGCCAAGCCTATTATCATGATATTGATATTGCGAATTGTCATCCGGTCCTTCTACACCAGTTTGCCAAGAGGTACTTCGATAAGGATCTAGTCGAGGTCGAGAAGTATTGTATGAACCGTGAGAAGTATCTCGCCCAGATCTGCCCAGATAGGGACGAGGCAAAGGAGGCCATTATTAAGATTATGTATGGTGGCAAGAATGAGCATGTATTTCTCGGGCCCTTTGCCGAGGAGATCAAGTCGTTCACAAAGTACCTATTCGGTAGGGATGAGTATGCGGACCTAGCCGAGGCATGCCGTAAGCACAAAGAACTAAGGGAGGAAAATAAGAAATTCCAGACGGGGATTTATGGCACCTTTCTCTCCTATATCCTGCAAACCGAGGAGAGGAGGTGTATGCTGGCTATGGCCGACGCCTTTGAGATGCTCGGATGGAAGGTGGATGTGTTCTGCTACGACGGAATCATGGTCCGCAAGAATAACCAATTGGATCTCGAGGTTGCCCTTGTAGTAGCGATGTCAGCGATAAAGACTACTGTTGGCTATGACGTTAGCATCATTGACAAGCCGTTCATGACATTCAAGGACTTCGTCGATGAGATGGCCAACGTCGACGAGGCCGACCTCTACATGGGCGTCAAGAAGTCTCTCTACCTAGAGATGAAGCGTGAGTTCGAGGAGACTAATTTCTATTATGCCCCTACCGACGAGTATTATGAGTATATCGAGGGCAAGGACCCCATCGTGATGAAGGGCGGCCATGCGTCGACCTATTATTCCACCAAATGGATCTTCCGTGTGTCCGCTAAGATTGACGACTACAAGCAGTTCTTCCCCATGTGGATGGCTGACCCGACCCGTCGTGTGATTAAGTCTCTGACCATGAAGCCATCGACTGAGCCCGAGGTATTTACTATTCCTATTCGGCTACAATATCAGAATAATTTGGATGAGACTGACCTAGAGAATGGGCCCGCCAAGTTCTTGGAACTCCTCGATTTAACATGCTCCAATAACGATATCCTCAAGACCTACACCCTCAACTGGCTATCCCACCTCCTTCAGAAGCCCTTCGATCTGCCCGGTACGTCTCTCATCTTCACCGGCGACAAGGGTGTCGGCAAGGATACCCTCTGGGACTTCTTCATGACGCATGTGATCGGGCCCGTCTATTCCCATAATTACACTGATACCAAGACTTTCTTCGAGAAGCATGATTGCAATTTCATGAATAAGTTCCTAGTGAAACTCGAGGAGGCCGATGCCAAGGTCTGCCTTGAGAACGCGTCTCTTCTCAAGGGTCGCATTACTGGCAACTACAACACCTTCAATCCTAAGAACTCCAAGACCGTCAAGGCCGATAACTTCGCTAGGGTTGTCATGACGACGAACGGCACGTGCCCCGTTGACATGAGCAGTGGCGAACGCCGGTTCGTGGTCATTCCATGCTCTATTGCCAAGAAGGGCGACAATAAGTATTGGTCTGATCTGCGGGCCGAGATGTTCAATGATAAGTATGGCGGTAAGGTGGCGGCCTTTCTCATGGCCCGTGATATCACCGAGTTCGTGGTCCAGAAACTGCCAGAGAATGACTACCAAGACGCTGTCGTCGACAGCCGTAAGTCGTCTGAGGAGCGGTTCATGGAGACATGGATCGGTGCGGAGTGCTCGGCCTCCCAGTTATTCACTCAATACAAGACATTCTGTATTGATAATAAGTTGGAGTATAATAGGTCTAACGTGGCCTTCAGCAAGGCCATTCTCAAGTTCGCACGGTCAGTCCTTCTGATCAAACGCACCTCGAAGGGCATGCGATATTCTAGGATCGGCTATACGGGGCCAGCCTATGAGGAGGCCGAGGAAGAGGCCGTGCCAGTCTAATACTATGACTATGATTTTCGTTTCTATTATTGTTATATAATAGAAAGGAATGCCCATTCCAATGTCTGACATGCAGCAGATGGCCAAAGCGGCCTATCCCGGAAATGCCCGCCCTAAAATAGGGGCCTTCTCCCTTTTTTATAGTACCCCTACTCTCAGATTCTACCATGATGACGAGACCATTGTCGTCTCTGTAAGAGGCACATTTGATGCTCGTGATGCCACTGCAGACGGTCTACTGATCATCGGCAAACTCAATGAAAGTGAACGTTATAAGGAGGACCTAAAGACCCTAGAGTTAGTCCAGAGTCAATATCCACCAGATGAATTTAATTATATAGCAGTTGGGCACAGTCTAGGAGGGGCTATTATCGATCGATTTCTACGGGCCGGTCTAATTCGTGGAGCCCTTTCCTACAACCCCGCTCCAGAGCCACAAGAATTAGGGGGTAATCCCATGCACCGTCGGGTTTACCATTCTGACGATCCCATCTATCGAACGGTGGGCCAGTTCATCCCTAATGTAGAGGTTAGAAGGGGTGATAGGACCTTCTGGGGGAATCTAGTGAAATACGGTCTGCCCTTCGGTCTGGGGTTTTTGGCCAATGCTTATTTTAAACATGGGCTAGGAACTTTCCATGGAGGGCTCAGTCATTTGTTGGGTAAAAAGTAGCGAAGGCCGTGCCGCCAACGTCTTGAAGGGTTATAACGGTCACGGTTCCACTGTACATGCGAAACCCAGTGATCTGTCTCAGTCCAGCGGCCCGAATCGCGGCTAGATCTATTCTAACAGATCCCAGTTTATATAAAATAATTCTATTCGCACCACTTGCATTTAGTGGATAGGCTCGATACGTAATAACAAACTCCTTATTTTCGATGCTGTCGTAAAGCGAATATTGGAATTGAAATCCTAGGCCCGAAAATTGGTAGGCCATTTTGAACGTGAAGGGGATCTGCAGGGTGAATATTCCAGAATTAAAGGGTGCCCCCGTCGCTAAGCATGAGGCCCATAGCGTACCCGGTGTCTGTGTTAAAGGAATTAATCCTATTCCTACCCCTATCGGGTTCGGTGTCATGGTAGTGGCCACCGTTGGGCTCCACACAGCCGTCTTTCTCGAATTATTTGAGGCCAATTTCACATCTAGCGGATTACCACTGACAGTTATTGAATGATTTAATGGAGTGATAGTAATTACCCCTCCATTTTCTAAATCTGGCTCAGTGGGAGTCCCATTATTAATAATACCACCACCCGCATTAATCGTTAATAGGCCCGTGTTCCCGATCGTCTTAATCTGGCCGCCGGCAACGGAAATCCCTCCCCCCTCTGTCAAGCCAGTTAAACCCTTATTGACGACAGTGGCCCGTCCGTTCCCAGTGGGATAGATCACGTCCATGCCAGCACCCGGATTTAATTCGACAACTCCAGTATTGGAAACTTCTGGATTTGGAATACCTATTACTGAGATTCCCACCCCTTGCACTACTCCAGTTATTCCAGATACTGTAAGAATAGGGATCGTGTCGGTGCCAATATTATTAATTCCAGTTCCAGGAACGACTGATAATACCCCAGTATTTGCGACCGAGGGATTGGTAGAATTTCCAGTTAATTCTATACCGGTCCCCGCTCGAATGGTCTGAACTGTTCCGATCGTTTGCCCAAAGGGGAACCATACATTTGATGGAATTGATGGATCATCGCCTCCTTGAAACGTCGTCGTTGGGCCTATCATGATATACGAGCCAGTATTGATCGGTGACACGACCACATCATTCTTAAAATAGACGACTGATGGACTCCATGTTCCTATCCAATTAACGGCCGTCGGTAGGTATTCATGACGTTCCCATCGATCTCCAAGTTCGATCGAAGACATCTCTACATATATAACCTATTCTATTCCGTTGGGGTAGTATACAGCAAACATTCCACCCGAAGAGGTCAGTACCATGGGTGCGTTTGTGCCGTTGGTGATCCGAATCGAAGACACTATCCGCATGCCCGTGGCCCTTGCGGCGGCTACATTAAAATAGACTTGGCCCAGAAATGCAGTGATAGGATACGTCTGACCTAGGGATAACCAATAATTAGCGGGGAATGTGGCCGATGTATAGAAGTAGGGCCCGCCGGCAGTAATCGTGTCAGCGAAAGAGATACTATAGGGTGATGAAACAACCGTGGTGTTCCCCCCTACCGAATTAAACATAAATGAGATCGTCGTCATATCCAGCATGAAAACTCCATTAGGATTTGGTGCTCCAGTAGACACATACGTCGCAAACAGATTACCCGGAACACCGAATAAGGGGATGGTTCCAGTCGTTCCAGGCTGGATGGCTGGCTGGCCCGAATAATTCGTGGACGCCGACAGTAAAGAGATAATAGGAGTGTCGCTCTGTAGAATAGGATTCTGGGCCGTGCCCGTGATTATAATAGATGAATCGGCTGGTGCTACGGTCAGAACCCCAGTATTAGCAATAGTGGGATTAAGGCCACCAGTCGATGAGAGTCCGGGAGTCTGCACAACCAATGAAGCCACACCAGTGTTATAAATTGTAGGATTTCTAGGATCAACTGTTGTGTCGATATCGATGCCCGTACCCGGTACTAGAGAAATTACACCATTATTCGTCACGGTCACATTTCCAGTTGGAGCAGATACAGCGATACCATTTCCAGGCAAAACTTGTAATACTCCCGCATTATTAATCACTGGAACCGTTATTGTCCCACCTATTGAAATTCCAGCACCTTGGCCCAGATTACTAATTGCAGTCGAATTTATAACGGGGTTCTGAGGGTCGGTGTTATCGACATCAATAGCCCCACCCCCTCCTATTACATTAAGGACCCCAGTGTTGATAATGATGGGCTGCAGGGGATTCGTATTATCTACGTCTATTCCCGGTGCTACTCCATTCACGGACTGAACTCCAGTAGATAGGCCCGAAAACTCTGTCCAGACTACCGATAAAACTGGATCAACTCCTTCCGAAACAGATATTGTTCCAGTTAAAATATAGGACGATCCATTCGTCGGAGATACGACCACGTCATTCTTAAAATAGACTTCCATGCTTACCCATGTTCCCCTCCAATTAATGGTTGTAGGGAGAACACTTAACCGTTCAAAGGGATTCTGTAGACCTTGAACGCTCATCTAATAGATAGGGTACATTGTATTTCAAAAAAATTAAGCAATGCGGGCATAGGTGACCTTGACATTAGTAAGGACGGGGGCACCAGTGGGCCATGCGACCACACTGTTGACACCAGACAGAACAATCTGTGTGCCGGTGACGGGGATGTTTACCACACAACTGGCCGTGCATCCCCAGTTGACATCTCCAACGATAGGCTGCGTCGTGACCTTCACGGCTACGGGAGCCGTACCATCGGGAGTTAGAGTCCACACTAAGCCGTTGCCAGCGACGGGTGCGGCGGCGGCAGTCACAGTGGCTTGGATGGTGACGAGGTACTGGCCTCCCGCCACGGCAGCAGTAGCAAATGGGCCAAAACTCATGGCGGCGGGGATTACCATGGCACCATTCGCTCCCGCTACGGCTGTCACGGAGCCCGCTGCTGCTACGTTGGGCTCGACTGTCAGAAGACCAGCAGACTGTGCAGGCCACCAACCAGAGGTTTCGGGTACCCTCTCGGAGGGGTCTGTACCACCGTAAGATGACGTCTGTTCAGTCCCACCTCCACCGAACACATACATGCCGCCATTAATAGAAGAAATCACGCAATCGCCCTTGAAATACTGAGTCGTAGCCGTCCAAACGGGGTTCAGATCTGGGGGTGTACGAAAGTTCATAACGTTCGGGGCCGCACCCAGAAAAGTTAGACCATTTGCAAGCGGGTTCAGAGCCATTATAGTATAGAAGCAGAATTTATTCGGCGTATGGTATACTCCAAATAAATTATATTGAATACTGGACTCGATTTACATGAGCCGGGCGGCTAGGCCACCGCCACCACCACTGCGGGCCGGCATGGCTCCCCTACGACCACTGCGTGCGGCCTCGGCCTCATGCATGGCATCCTCACGGCCACGCATGGGTGCGGCCGCAGAGGACTTGAGAAGACCCAGACGGTTAGCGAACGCCATCATCTTGCCGCCGATCATGCGGGCAAGGCTGCCGCGGGTACCGGCCGGAGCCAGAGGAGCCGCAATGATGTCCTGCTCGGACAGCACGCCCTTGATGATGCGAGAGGACCCACGGATGGACTCGAAGAAGCCGCTGTTGGCGGTGATCACGAATAACTGGGGGTTCACGGGGAAGGGGAAGGTGTTCGTCACCGTCAGATTGAACTGGAGGGTGAAGTTGCCCACCAGAGAGGCCGCCTGCCCAGACTGCAGCGTCAGATCCACACCGGGCTTGAGCACCAGAAAGCCGCCAGTCGTCGGGACCACGGAGCCGCCGGGGCCGGTAGACACACGGCCAAGACCGCTCCATGTGTTCCAGTCCATCTCCAGACCGTTCTTCACAGACATATTGTATAACTGCTCCGACGTGTGAGAGGACAGTAGACCCGAGAAGTTATCGAAGTTGATAGAGATCGGGTTAGCGGGCCTCACACCATTGCGAGAGGGGGCCAGAGGGAGATAAGACGAGCCGAACTGGGGAAGAGTGGGGTCAAGGCTCTTGTCGGCTGCGGTCGTTGCCGGGTCAGCCAGAGGCTTCACGTAGATGATGAGAAGGTCGGGAATCTGCGGCAGAGTGATCGTCTGGGACTGCAACTGCTGGGTATCCGTGGAGGACCCGAAGGGGCCCAGAGTCGTGTTCTGAGGCTGGGTGATGAAACGAGGGAACTCCATGTAAGGCACCACGCTCTTGGGGGGCAGAGGGATGTCGAGGGAGGGAGTGAGGAACTGCACGTTGAGGATAGAATCACGGAAGACGCCGGAGCCCACGTTGGTGTTATAGGCCACCGGAGAGGACCATGTGGATGCCTGTCCCAGAGTACCACTGTAGTACTGCTTCGAGGCCGTGCCTACGAAGGAATCACGGAGACGGAGAGCACGGGTAGGATCACGCATGTTCATCACTAACTGAATGTTATTGATGCCAAACAGACCCGTATCCTCGGAGTGCTCGTTAGCGAAGATGAAGGGGCTGAGGACCAGTTTCTCAGTGCAACGCCACTTGAGGAACACCGTGTACACACCGTTCACGGTACCGTCACCTTGTACCGTCGAGACGGGCACACCATCCACTGTGTCAACATTCAGACTGCCAAAGGTATAGGCGGTCACTACCGTGCCGGGGGCCGTAGACAGCACATTGCCTTGGGGATCCGTGTAGCAGATGTTGGCCCACGAGCCGTTGGTGGGCTCGGCATAATCATGGGAGGCATTGGTGTAGCCGCTGATAGGGTCGTTCTGGGCGTTCAGAGCATCGTAATTCTGCTGATACTTGTCCATCATGGTGGGGCACGTCCTCTGCACGCGGTTAGGGCGGTAATCCGTCAGACGGAGCACCTCGGTAAGTACGTCTTGGGAGTTAATCGTCACCGTGGTGTCGTTAATTGTAGCCGTGATAGTAGCACAGAGGGAGTTCAGAGGGAAGGCTGCCAGAGAGCCGTCGACACCGAACTGAAACAGAGGCTGGCCAGCAGGGAACTGGCCACCGGCGGAGTCGTTTAACTGAACATCCAGGCGGAGGAAGACCGTAGAGGCCCAGTCCAGATCACGGGCCACATACACGTTCTCGGACGGGACATACACGTTATACGTGTGCTGAGACTGCGTCTGAGAGATGGCCGCAAACGGGGAGTTAGTCAGAGACAGTGCTCCCTTCTCCACTGCATACTTCGGGCGGGTCTGGACGATGCGGTCATCGAATACTGCCAACTTCTCAATGTCCGAACTCATTATACAAGAGAGCCCGAAAATTATTTACGAACGATAGTCTATTTTGCGGAACATCATTTTGATTGAAACGTCGGAACAGTTAAACATGGAGAGAGGGATTAGTTCGCCGGTCAGACGGTACTTCCAAAAGACTTGGATATCAATATTACGAATCTCCTCATGGGAGGCGTTCATGGAAATCATGCGATATTCGGCCGTAGGCTCGTAGAGGGTGAAATCACGCCAGCCCTCGGCCCTCTCGACTTGCTGGTCGATGACGAAGTCTGTTATGACCGGATCGAATGCCGCAGGGCTGCTCGTGGACCCCGCCACGTTAGTCGTTCCCAGTTTGATGGGGATTGCAGAGAACTCCTTTTTGAGTGGGAGGAGGGTGCTCGTAAAGACTATGCTGGCGACCGGGGACCAGAGAGAGCCGGTAGATGGATAGTCTTGCTTGGCGACCCAGTACAGATTCTGTTTGTCCGTTGGGATGAGGAAATAGGGGTTATAGAGGGGTGGGACTGATGCCGAGTTGTTCTGCAGGCCCGGATTGTTATTGAGAATATTCTGATACTGCTGGTTCGTGAATAGGATCTCGGTCGTGTAGAGATAGACCGGGTTATTGGCTGCGATAGCACCTCCTATTAGCACTGGGGTGGGGAATAGGGGCCACATGAGAGAACCGGAGCCCGTCTGGCCCAGATAGGTGTTATTGAAATTCGCTAGCAGACCAAAGAGGTTGTCATTGAAGAATAAGCGGATATAGGCCTCGGAATTAGGGGCGGGAGGATCATTGATATTATAGGTTGGTGGGGTAAATGCCGGGATAGAAGTCTGGGTGCCGTTCGTCGCAGGGAACGGAAGAGGGGTTTGTGTTATCTGCCCACTCACGTTAAATGCACGGGTATCACCGTAGATCTCGAAGGTGCGGGTTGCCTCGTCGTAGTAGACACTGGGAACATCATGGGCGGCTAGCCAGTCAGAGTATGCAGGATATGGGGACGGCTGAGCCGTCGGAAGAGAGGCCCACTTATCATTAAATGCGGTCCACAGCGTGAACATGGCCGCCCCAAGAGCGTTGTTGAGTAGGGTGACCCAATGCTTATACGTATAGACCCAGTAGTATCTCGTAGTGATATCTTGCTTTGTGATACCACCCACGGGGACCGACGGTAAGGGTGCAAAGGTTGAGTTCTGTGTCTCTGGGATATAGGCGATGGGGGTCGAGGGAGGCGTTAGTGTAATTATGCTCTGAGCGGCTTGCCCATCAAGATCAGTGTACAACCACTCTCTCTGATAGGCTAGTGTTGTGTAGTAGATAGTCAGATTGGGATCTTGCTGATTCGTAGCAGCGAAGCCGTTCGTCTGTATCAGAGGGATAAACAGAGGGAGATTCTTACCCGGCCCGTTCATGGCGAACCGTATGATCGAATAATAGTACTGAGAGGCATCCTTCACGATGGCCGAGTCTCTGGTCTCGTTAAACCTCACTATATTGGGCCCGCCACCAGGCGTCTGGAGGTCGGCCGTCTGTGCGGAGATGAGCATAGCGTTATAGTAAATCAAATCTGTGTCGGATCCACCATCAACAACGCTCTTGAAGGAATACGACATTCTATACTAGGTGAATTTAAAAAAATCACTTCCCTAGATCACGGTAGGTTGCTGCCACAACAAATTGGTCGGGAGTCATGCCAGTCTTGGAGATCATTTGACGATACCGCTGAATAGGATATTTACAATAGAGTAATCTACAGACACAGTGGCGTCCGCAGGTATTTATATCGTCGGCCAATTCTTGTAATTGAACCTTATTAAAAATAATTCTATTCCCGCTATTCTCTAAGAGGTCCGATAATAGGGGCTGGTTCATGCGAAGTTGCTCCAATTTGGACTTGTTTAGACCGTCCTTCTGGGCATCTGGTGGTTCACCGTAAGGATCAAAAAACTCTATCTCTCGCCCACTCTTTATCATGGCCGTCCAGTGCCCGGATTGCAGGGAGTCTTGGGGGAAAAAGATAATGGCCCGTCCTCGACTATCGAATAATTCGCCAATGTGCTGGACATTGGCTAGATCGGGGTAGGGTGTGATCTTGATTTGACCTCCTAGGAGACTTCGGATATCATCGTCTGATAGGGTGTACTGTTCGGCTTGTTTCTCTTCGCCTTTCGTGAGGTCCATGCTATATTATTAGGCTATAATATAGCATGGATTCTGAGACTACTTCTATTCTCGCTGTTATTGGTGTTGTAATTTCTGTGGCTGGGTCGATTCTGAGTGTGATCAATCACACGCGGGTACGGTCCATGTGCTGTGGCCAGAAACTCGAGGTCTCTCTCGACGTCGAGAAGACAACCCCTCCTCCTCCTAAGCCCGCCGAGCCTTAGGGCTGTGGGGCCATGTTATACTGTACTATCATGCTGGCCCTCTCCACGGTGAACTGACCCGCCCCACTTGCTGTCGCTGATAGGATTACTGCTAATGTATCACCGGCCGCTATTGTTAATATTAATCCAACGAGAGTACAACTGCCTTTATTTCCTTGTCCAGTATTTGATACAGTGGCGACATCTATTACGGTCGAATTGGCCCCATTTATGGTATATTTCAGATCCATTTCGAGGGTATTGATTCCAACTGCAACAGATTGATAATTAATTGAAACCATAACGGTTGCACTACTAGTCGATGCGGGAGTTAGTGATGATGTTAATAGGTTGGTTCCAGTGGCTGCTATAGGGGTCGATGTGTCTAATACTCGAGGATCAACATAAATGGGGTTGATCCACTGGATTTTAGATCCGTCAGAGATTAACTGCTGGTTTGCTGTGCCGAAGTCATCATCTAGATTCTGAATCTGATTTACTTGAAGGGACGACCCTATTGGTGTAGGGCTTACATTTACTCCCACTATCACTGATCCATTTGTATTAGGTTCTAGAGTAATAGAACTATCTAATGTTGCTCGGGTCTGAATAGTGAGATTTGTAGAGTTATTCATTTTTATATAATTATAATCCCCTTCGCTGGCCACATCTACAATATTATAGGTCCCCATGACCACATCGGCCGTCGCCGGGTACGTGCTCCATGTACTGGGAGATCCACCTCCTCCAGACTGTGGGTAAGGGAACCATACTTCGGATGGCTGTACAGTCGGGTCTGTCCCAGAGTCAGACGTGGCCCCGCAACCATAGGCTGTGTTATTCGACGCTATGACATACATGCCATAGATGTACGTGGTCCCAGCATCCCAGTTGCCGGCGAATCGCAGTAGGCCCGTTGGAAAGGAAGTCATCTATTCTAGAAGATGTTTTTATACTATGAATCTCCATGTGAAAAAGGTATTCAGATCAAAGGTATTCTGTAGAGGCTGAATAGTGGGCGGCCCTCCGGTAAATAAATTACCAACTCTTAGATTTATGACGTCATTTGCTTGTAGGTAATATGTCGCTGAGACGCACTGAGCATAGTTCTGTAGACTGGCTTGGAGTGCCGAATTAATTATAATAGACTGTTCTGGAACTGGCGATGCTGGTCTTGTTATATCAATTGCGACCGATTTCGCTATGGTCGTTAGAGAATAGACTGCTCCATTTGCAAGGACGGCTGCGTTAAACTCTAATTGATAGAGACCCGTCTGTACTACCGTGAAGTCTTTTGTCCCGTCTGTGTGTGTTATATATCCACCGGTGTTATTCCATGCTCCAGTCGATTCAAAGGTTATATCGGTATTTCCAGTGGCAGATAGAGTCTGAGGGGCTGTCTTATAATAGGTTGCTTGATATACTGGAGGAGCCACTCCCGTTGGACCCGTTGGACCACTAGGGCCGCTAGGGCCCGTGAGACCAGTTGGTCCCGTTGGTCCCGTTGAGCCAGTAGCACCCGTTGAGCCAGTAGGACCGCTAGGGCCCGTTGAACCCGTCGATCCCGTTGAACCAGTAGGGCCCGTCGATCCCGTTGAACCAGTAGGGCCAGTTGAACCAGTAGGGCCGCTAGGGCCCGTTGAACCAGTTGGCCCCGTGAGACCAGTCGGGCCCGTGGGACCCGTTGAACCAGTCGGGCCGCTACCTCCGCCTCCAGGCTGCGGATAGAGAAACCATGCGGTAGAAGGCTGCACGGTCGGGTCCGTCCCAGAGTCAGACGTGGCTCCACAACCATAGGCTAGGTTATCTGACGCTATTACATACATACCGTAAATATAAACCTCCGTTGAGTTCCAATCGCCGGCGAATCGTAATATACCCGTTGGGAAACTATTTGGCATCTACTACTAGAGATAGATGTTCTCCAGCCCATTGTCAAAAGATCACAAACCTAAGAAACCCGTAGAAGGCATACCAAAGGAGAAATTCAAGATCTCTCTCGCTACCACGAGAAAGGTCTTAAAAATAAAGGGGGTATCCTTGGGTGAATCCGATATGAAATGGCTCAACGGATACATGGAAAATAAAGTCCGTGGGGAATGTCTCCCTCTATCCTTCTGGTCCAACGACCTCCTCTCTGAATTACCCAAATGCCTAGGGTCCGAGGGGGCCACTAAATTCATCGATGCGATTAAAACAGCCTTCCATGCACAGTGCCGCCCTATTCTCGAATCAGCATCCGAGCATGATGAGCCGCTACTAGAAACTGTGGAAAATTCTTGTATACACAAACCCACCGGCCTAATTTTCGAATATCTCGAACATCATCCTTTGACATTCCAACATGCGTCTTGAGGAGATAGGAGAGGGCGTGGAAGGAGGTTGCCATGGGGTAGAGGACGAGGTGTGTGGCTTCGTTGAGGAGAAGTCGGGTCTTCTTGTAGTTTGTGAGGTAATGAGAAAGGCAGAGCATAGTAGTACAAGTATGGCGGCCCATGGTGGCGAGATCATCTATTAGTTTATGTACAACTTTCTCAGCCGGTCCCGTGAAGGTATCATAATCATCGAATATTACCATGCAATTCTTAAATTCATCGAGATCTGGGAAATCATCTACTAGGCTCTGAATATTGATACGCTTAGCGGGAGGCTTCATCTTGTCCAGTGTGCCCGAGTCCTCGGCTAATTTACTAATCAGATAGACCGACCTATCGGGGAATAATTTCTGATAGTATTCACCTAGACCCTTGGCGATGTAGGATTTGCCAGACCCGGAGGCCCCAGCAATATAAAATACATCCCTTTTCTTCGGATCCGGCGACGGTAGGAGTTCGAATGACCCACTCTCTAACGAGACGTCCTTGGACGCCGTCTCATCAGCGAGAATCCGCTCGTATAACTGCTTACCTATGGCCGCCTCCCCAATCAACTGGTCCACCTCCAGACCCTTGTCTCGGGCCTCTTCCAGACGGGCGATCAGTTTGACCCGTTCCATGGGCTTCAGAGCCCGCAGTTCCGTCGAGTATTTGTTGGAATTAATAGGCTGGTGCTTCCTATTATTCTTCTTCTCCCCCTCGTGTAAATATAGGATTTTTCCCTCATCCTCGCCGCCGCGGACGATCGCCACGGGCCGTGCACCCTTGTCAGTCTCGAAGGTTAGGGAGGGCATTTTCTACAGTCGGGGAATATTTTTTAATAAACTGCGAAACACTATCGAACATCCCATAAAATCAGTGGTAAAGTAAACTGATTTTGAGGTTTTTGGGGGTTATTTACAGCCCGGTCTGAGAGCATTATTCCATGGATTTCACTCTTCCTTACTGTCGTGGCCCAGAACTTTAAGGGTAGCCCGATTTAAAATACGCTGTAGGATGAAAATTAGGCGATAGACGTCTGCCTTGGGATTTTTCTTCTTGAGCATGGCCTCGATATTGCCTATTATATCATGCTCCTCCTTGAGGATATCGCGTAATTGGTAGAGATTTCCCATGCGGGCCCGCATCTCGTCCAACTGGTATCGTATCTCTGTTAGAGGTTTTTCGGGACGCTCTAACAGCCCATGTAGGACTTCTAGGTCCCCTACTATCTGATACAGTCGACCCAGATCCGAGTTCAGAATAGGGACCAGATGACGGATTGACTTCTCGTTCTTGGTCGCCTTGGCCAATGCAAACATGCGTTTGGCCCCTTTAAATGGGTTGGTGTGGCTGTAATACAGCACATCCTCCTTCAGCGAATTAATAATATTCATGGGTTTCTTGGTGATCAGATGACCATCCTTGTAGAGATTATAAATGACCGAGAATTCAGTGAACCGATTATCGATATTGGCCACCACGTCGACTTTAATTAGGCCGCCAGACATGACTGCATCCTCTAGACTGAACTCATGGCCCCTATACATCTGGCGACCGTCTAGGATCTGGAAGGGCTTCCACCGTAGAATATGGTACCGAATATCCTTCTTGGCCTCTAGGAATCCCATGGGCGTCGTGGCCTTCTCGAGGGCCTTATTAGCACCTCGGGCCTCTTGGGGACTGATCACCTTGGAGTGGGCTAGGCGGTCGATAACCGTCTGGCTGCTCTTGATATTAAAATCCACTATCTTTTCATCATCCATATTTACATGAGCATTTGGTGAGAAGGCGTCCCACTCGGGTACCTCTCCACACTTGATGTCCCCTATGAAACAGTCGGGAAGCACTCTTAGACGCTTTATGATAGACTGAAGACCCTCTACGACCTCCTTGGGGCCCTTAATATTGACCTTCTCTACTGCGTCATAGTCGGCCGAGTACTGCTGACTCCTAATACTCGAGGATCCTACTACTTGCATGGTGGCAAGGTCGGTCATGGAGAGGGACTCTAGGACCCCCAGTACTGACCTCGAGTAGTTCTCTGGAAACGACTTATTAGCCACTAGATCCATTCTAGAAAGGGAGGGGGATATTTAGTAGGGATTTGGAGGAATGTAGGGTAGTCCTTGGGAATGTAGGATTTCTCTTACCTCTGGGACCAACCTACACTGAATCCTACACCGTCATCTTATGACCTATTCTCTCTCTTCTTCTCTTCTTTTATATCATGTAATAATCTTTAGTGTAGGTTGTGTAGGGTAATGGAGGAACTCAAGGGAGGAGAGGGGTAAAACAACTACCATGAAAAGGGGGTAGGAAACAGTAAATAATGGCCCTATAGCCCCATGAGTTTGGAAACACCCTACACTCCCTACACACGTCATAAATAAGGGGTCTAGGAGAGTCGGTTATGACGTGATCCCGTCAGTGTAGGGTGTGTAGGGTGGTTTGTGTAGGGACCCTACACTGCCTAGAAATCGATACTGAGATCGAACTTGGTCTCATCCATGCGTTCTCTAATGAATGCATATTCGCTCACCTTGCCCTCGAAGAAGTTAGTTTTGCCCTCTAGACTGATTAATTCCATGAACTGGAAGGGATTCTTGGCCGTGTAGGGTTTGGAGACCCCCAGTTGTAAACAGAGGCGATTTGCTACGAACTGGATGTACTCCTTCATCAGAGCCTCATTCATACCGATTAATCGGACTGGAAGGGCCTCTGTGATAAACTCGGTCTCAATAGCGACCCCGTCCATGATAATTCGGTGTACGACCTCCTCCGGCAAGGGGTCGAATTGTTTGTAATAGGCGACGGCGAAGTCGCAGTGTAGGCCCTCATCGCGGGCAATAAACTGGTTCCCTAGACCTAGGACGGGACATATACCCCGTGATTTCAGCCAGAAGATGGAACAAAAGGCCCCGCTGAAGAATATCCCTTCACAGACAGCAAAGGCGATCAGACGCTCTCTGAAATCGGCGGATGACTTGATATACTTAATGCACCAGTCGGCCTTTTTCTTAATGGCTGGGTAATTGAGAATAGCATTAAAGAGATCTAATTTCTCGGCCTTATCGTCGACGAAACTGTCGATCATGTTGGCATAGACCTCGCTATGGATCCCCTCCATGGCAATCTGGAATCCATAGAAGAGTTTGACTACCGCAGACTCACTCTCCCCATAGAACCGCAAGGCCAGATTCTCGGCGACGATCCCATCGGACCCGGCAAAGAAGGCTAGGATGTGCTTGATGTAATACTTCTCGTTCTCGGTTAACTTTTCCCAGTCGGTCTTGTCCTTCTGTTGGACTTGTACCTCTCCAGAGACCCAAAATGATGCGACGGCCTTCTTATATAGGTCATAAAGTGGTCTATCCTGCGATTCGATGGGGAGGAGGCAATAGGACATGGTATACGAGATCCGGAGATAAAAACGGGGTCCGCATTTAAAATAATAAAGTAGGTATCTAATATAAGTATCATGTCGTCCGACTTCATTACCCAGTTATCCAAGACGCTGAAGGAAAAGAAGGGCCTCGCTGAGACTACGGCAGACTCCTATCTCCGGACCCTGCTGGTCCTCAACAATAAGACCCCCTTCAAGACCCTCTCTTTCCTCCGTAATAAAGCAGACATAGATGATAAGATCAGTAAGTATGCAGAGACAACTCAGAAGAGCATTCTGGCGGCTATTGTCTCTGTTCTCAGTCTATTCTCCGATAAGGCAGCCTACAAGGGCGTATACAAGCATTATTATGAACGTATGATGGCCAAGGCCAAGGACGTGAAGGAGGCAGAGACTGGAGATAAGACCGAGAAGCAGAAACAGAATTGGATTGAGTGGAAGGATGTCATGGAGAAGTCTGTGGATCAACGCAAGAAACTGATCGAACTCGCTGCGAAGAAGACTCTGACGGGCCCCGAGGCGGAACATCTATTACAGAGCATGGTCCTCAGCCTCTATGTCTGCATCCCTCCCCGGCGTAATCAAGACTATCTGGATATGATGGTTGTCAAGAAGTGGAATAACGATCTCCCGGCGGACAAGAATTACCTCGATATTTCGACCGAGCAGTTCATCTTTAATAAGTACAAGACGGCCAAGAAATACGGTATTCAGACGGTCCCGGTCCCCCAAGATCTCATGGACGTCCTAGTGGCCTATCTGAAGCACCATGCGGAGTACAAACAGAGCAAGGGCAAGATCCCGGTGCCGTTTCTAGTATCGCCCAAGGGGGAGCCCTTAACGGCCGTGAATAGTATCACGAGAATTCTGAATAAGGTCTTCGGTAAGAAGGTCGGCAGTAGCATGCTCAGACACATCTTCCTTTCGGACAAGTACGGTGAGGTGAAGGACGAGATGGCCGACGACGCCAAGGCCATGGGCCACAGTGTCGAGGAACAGCAGAATACATATGTCGTGAAATAACTATTTGAATGATACGAAGGCGGGTCCTTGAATGATCTTGAAGACCGGAACTATCTTGTCCTTTCTCGGCTTCCGGGGAGTCTTAGTCTTCTGCATGCTGACAGTCGTCTCAATAGGGGCCTTGGGTGTCTCCATATACACCTTAGAAATATAATTCTAAGGCGAATATACCCCGGGAAACAACATCTAAACCGAATAAACTTACCATCTAATAGAAATGGAGCAGTTCGATACCTTCACGTTAAGGCAGATGATCCATGAGGCCCTCAGCCTAACGTCGCAAGTCGACATGTTCAAGACCCAGATGGACCAGTCGGCCGACGATATTAAATATGCCTATGTTATTCTCTTTCAGAAGCATTGCGAGAAACTACAAAAGAAGATCGATGAGATTGCAAACTATATGAACCGGAATAATCAATGGAAGTGAGGATAATTCCCGGGGATTTTCTTCCCGACTAGAGTAGATGACAACCTTTTCTGACGACTATCAGTTTGGCATATCTCGTGAACAGCCCACCATGCCGATTCTGGAGTCCTTCTTTAATACCACGCTAAAGAGGAGAGGAGGCATGGCAGTCTTTGATTTCGATAATGTCGATCTGAAATCGAATAATTCGATTTATATTGATCTCAAGAGCCGTCGCATCCGCCACGACATGTATGCGACGGCCATCATAGGGGCCAACAAGGTGGCCATGGCAGAGGCGAATCCCATGCGGGACTATTGGTTCGTATTCAAATATATTGACGGTCTGTACGGGATTAAGTATTCAAAGGAGAAGTTTGACACCTTTGAGCACACAGATTTCAGTCGTAATGACCGTCCCGATTTCCACAATAATCCCCAGCACTGTTATTTCATCCCATCGACGGATCTGATCCGAATCACACATGAAACCGGTGACGGAAGTCCGTGATGGATTCCTCTAGGGTGGGTTTGTTCCAGAGCAGCCAGCGACTGAGGGCACCGGCGGTAAGGGGATTAGTAAAATCCTCCCGGGCCGTATGACGTTTAATATAAAAGTTTTTACGATGTACGTCTCCGTGCATGGTAAAGTCTTGGTATCCCTTGGCCCCGAAATGGATCGTCTTAGTACGACCAGAGTCTAGTCGAAAGACGGCCTTGTATTTCTTGGTAGGTGAGGTGGAATGATTAATTGACTCAAGGTACATATAGTAAAGGTGGAGATAATATATAAGTACGTATCACCCATGCTCTAGTGTCTGGCGAGAAGGCAGTGTCGCTAATAGCACGCCAACCACGACGGGTTCGGTAAAAAACTTCTTGTACTGGCTGCCCATGACGACCAGATAAAAATTCATCCTTACCCCTTCGTATAAACTCCCCTATCGAAAAATCCCGAATTCCCTCACGTCTACCGAACGTATAAATATAGTCTTCATCCCTTCTAAATAATTCTGGGTTATAACGTGCATCACCCGGTCTCCCCCACCTCTTATATAGTAAAACACCTAAGTTAACAATGGTCAAGACCGCGGGAGGCTTTTCTGGACATTGCTCTGGATGGACACTCGCACCCGGCCCCCCCGAGCATGTGTTTCCACTGCCTTTCATCAAGCCTTCACGCAGATCCGTATCATGTTTAGGGTTTCCGTCGATAAACGAATAAACCCTAGCCATTGCCCACTGCTCCTTACTTAATTTTTTGCTCATTGGGGCATTGACACCCTTCTTGAACGACCCCTTCATGCGGACCGACTGGGGATTGGTGGTATAGGCCCCGATCCCCCTATTATAGACCTCTTGTAGCACCGACTCTGGAATCCCAGAGACTTCACTTAATTCAGCGACGGTCTGCCCATGGGTGAGCCCATAGCGACGAAAGACGGCCTCTCTGTGGGTTCCCCCACCGACAACACCCGAGAGTTCACGGGATTGATCGGCGGCTTCACGGGCCCGTTCTTTTCGACTTCCATGGGTGAGGACACCGATCAGATTTACATGTTCTTTTATGAAGTTTTGTTTGGAGATACGTACACCTCCCGTAAATCGATACGTTGGAACCAAATCGTCAAAATATACGATACCGTCCATATTCTACATAAATTACATAAAAAATATGGGGACTATGTATATACGATGGCCAGAGAAGCAAGACTGGCAATGGCTGATATGCGTGCTCTCCAGAAGGAAAGCAAACGCCAAGAGATGCACGGTGGGGCATTTCATGGAGCGGGTGTATGCGTGGGCGGTGGTGGGGTCCCTTCCATGGGCGTATCTCAGTTTCGAGGGGGGGCCAGACGTAGACGCAAGCACCACGAGTCTAGTTCCGAGAACTCCGAGGAGGAGATGCACGGTGGAGCATGGTATTCCAATCTCGGTAGGGTGTTCGGATCCACAGCCGCCCGTGTAGGGGCCCAAGAGGCATCAGCCGCCGAGCGGGCGTCAACGGCTCTTGCACTCCGGGGAACCTCTAGCGTGGTACCCTACAGTGCCGCAGCAGCATCTGAATCTCTGGCTGCCCGTCTTGCGGCTCTCAATACTCCCGCCAGTAGGGCTCTGGCCCTTCGTGCTCCCGGCACAATAAAGCCCTACAATCCTGCAGAGGCCGCATTCCGTCTGGGATCGACAGCACCGACTCAGACAATGGCGGCCCGTCTGGCTGCCATGGGAATTACCCCCGCAAGGGCCGCTGCTGCTCTGGCCGCCGGTGTAGCAATCGGTAGTCTGGCTGATTATTTTGCAAATGAGGCTCATGCACAGAGTGGAGATGCTGGGTACTATGAGCCGCCACCGGGTCCGGCTGGTCCCGGCCCTCGTCGTCCCGGTGGACCCGGTGGACCCGGTGGTCCTATCATCGACGATGGGACTCCCCAGCCTAGACCCATGACGAAGTCCGAGACAAGTTCATATCTGAAGACGGGCAATATCCCCCGTAGATTCCTAATTGGTTCTATTGCACAGAATCAGCAAGAGGCGGCCATGGAGGGCATGGGGAAGGCCCATCGTGGTAGTGATGGTCGCAGTGCCCGTGCGGCGGTTGTTCGTAAGGTAATGGCCGAGCATGGAATGTCTCTTCCCGCGGCCTCCAAATATGTGAAGGAGCACGGTCTTTACCGTAAATAAAAACATAGAATAAATTAGATGTTAAGCCGTAATATAGCCTCCCTTCTAAAATCCGGAAATGCTCGCATAATATCATCACATACCCGTAATATGGAAGTATCACGGTACAAGGATGTGATTATATTTAATGTTCCGTTGTACTACGAAGCCGATGAATTAGCAGAAATTATCGACGTAATTAAGGAGAAACACAATCTGAAAATACGGTATTCCGTAAAAGACGATAAAAAGAATGACGACTGGCTGGACAAGAATATTTTCGATTAGTAGAATGCCCCGACGAAAGGACAAGAAACTCTCTAAGAAGGACATGAAACTTCTAGCCGAGATGGAGGCCATACATGGAGGCGGTATTGGATCTCTGTTTTCCATGTTCGGTAAGACGGGGTCCACCGCTGCTTCAGCGGCCGCAAAGGCTTCGGCAGCCGCAGCCAATGCCGCTAGGGCAACGACAACCCTCGTTAGGTACAATCCGGTAGCGGCAGCGGCAGCCGCAGCCAATGCCGCACGTACGACGTCGACTCTGAGTTCGGCCGCCACAGCGGCAAGAGCGGCACAAGCGGCCTCTGCGGCGGCTAGTGCAGGGAAGGCTTCGACAAGTCTATTTTCCCAAGCGGCCGGTCTATATTCTAGGGCATCCCCATACCTAAGTGCCCTCGGTACAGCAGCGTCTATAGGCGTTCCTATATGGCAAGTGGTGGATCAGATAAATCAAGGTAAGGCTGCTGATGCTGCCCGGGCCGCAGAGGCAGCAGCGGCAGATGCCCAGATCGCCGATTTAGATAGACAGACAGCGGCAGCCATCAAGAAATCAGAGGAAGATGCTCTGGCCGCACAAGCCGCACAAGCCTCGTACGAACAGATGACTAAGGATAATGCCCAAGCATTGGTCGATCTACAGAACCAGATGAAGGCACAGCAGCAAGACGATCTGATGAATCTCCTGCTAAGCATGCAGACACAGACGCCCCCCACAATTACGACTCCCAATCCTCCGCCTGCGGGCCCTCCTAGGACACCCTCCCAGCCGGCGATTCTGCCTCCTACTCCTCCTGCTCCAGTGGTCCCGCCTCGGGTTGAACCGCCTAAACCGTCTAACACATATACTATTCCATATTCCAGTGATGGTTATGCACACGAGGATAAGTACGGAAGAATGATTTCTATAGGAGGTCATCCAGAACTAGCGGGACAGCCTGGTGGTACAACAAACTATCCACCTCCACCAGCCACAGCCGCCACAGACTATCAACCTCCACAGCCTACCACTACCAAACCAAGTGTCGGTCAGCAATATTTTACAAACACTATTGGATCGTACGGTGTAGAACCATCCAAACCCACAACCAGCCGCCCGGTTGTTGGGCGACCAACAGTCTACAACCCCAAGACTGGAGGGGCCAAGAAACGGAAGACCAAGGCTGAGAAGGAATTAGAGGCCCTATTAGATCACCATGCTAGGATGGGTCGTCGCCGTTAAATAGTCGACATAGATAGAGATGCCACGAAGGCCTAGACTTCGAGGCGGTGATGCTAGAACGGACGCTGCGGGCATCACAGATACCCCCGAAAATACTGCCATGTTTGCATTGAATATAGCCGAAGCACTCACTGGAGATCCCCTGGCAGCCATAATGATAGGGTCCAAAGTCGGTAATATTATAGGCAACGAGGTCGCCGCTGCGGATGATAAAGCCCAAAATGATTATTATGATAGGAACTTCAGAGCCCGTGATGAATATCAGAAACGGGACGCAGCAGCCCGGGCTCAGAATTATTACGCTAAATACCAAGCAGCAGAAGAGGAGGCTGCTAGACGGGCCGCAATTATACCCGTTTATTTGACCCAGCAGAATGTCGATGATACTCTAGCAGAGACAAGGGCGAATATAGAAAGGAATCGAACGAATTTAGGGTCGTATCAGAAGTCATATTCGCAACAGATGGCCCTTAATAATCTGGCCCAAGCCAATGCCAGACGGGCGGCTCTAACCAAACAGAATCAACAGCAGATCAATGCCATCCATGCCCAGATGGACGCTAATACTGCGGCTAGAGAAGCAGCCAAGAGGACCATGCAGCAGACCCAGAACGCATATTCGTCTTCAATTAGCAGTAATAGGGCGGCACTCCAAGCACAGCAGATGGCTAATGAGAGCAGTGTCTCACAGATTAAATCCGCTGAGTCAACCGCTCAGCAATTGACCCTCCAGAGACAGAGGCTAGATCAGCAGTTGGCATCCCATGTGGCCCAGATCGAAGCCCAGAGGAAGGCACAAATAGCCGAATTACGAAACCGTACACCGTCTGCAGCCATCCAGAGCAGACTGCCTCCTCCGGTGATCCTTCCCCGTCAGTGATTCCAAAACCCGTAAAAACCTCCGACATAAACTGCGTCGGAGGTTTTTTCTAATGGATAACTATAGATGTCGGCGATTGCTACGAAGAAACCGTATGGAGACATGGGCGTTCAAGCGACATTTCCCCAAGTCTTCCAGCAGTTATTTAATGCGGGAATGGCCTATTTCCCGTCAGATGCGGGTGAGCCATGCGATCTCATGGTAGGGACCAACTACCAGTCCGAGTATCATGAACTGAAGCGTCTGGAGGCTAACCAGAACGTGACGAATAGGGGGATCAATAACCGCTCAGCAGATCGCAAACTACTTACCGGCCCGCATAACTACCATGTACCCAAGCCCGTACTGGGTCAGCGTCTATACGCGAATCCCAGTCTGGGTGATTCCTCTGCACATTCTACACGTAGGGATAACGGTCGGGCGGCCCCATTTAGGACTATCGAGGTGGGAACCGAACCCATGAGTGGCATGATGACGGGTGGTGTTCTGAAGACGAGAGAGGGCTATGATTTCTATAAGAGCCAGTTGGATAATCGTATCAGTCAACTCAACGCCATGAATGCTCTGGCTCTGGGTAATGCTGTCCCTATGGGCCAGACCGCCCAGACGTCCGACAATACCAAGGTGGGCCCTCCCAATAAGGTCGAGTTCTTCCTGCTACTCAATGCTCTCGAGGATGCCATCGTGGAGGGTGATCTAACCCGGTTTACCTTTGAGAATCTCAAGGAACTCCTAGGCAAATTATTCTCCATGGCCCCTACGGCCTCGTCTGAGGATTTCAATGACATCCTAGGAGCCGTGGATATCATGTTGGAGGATCTGGAACAAGGCCTCTCCGAGATAGCCGATAATGCACAGACCAACTCATTTGTGCGGCCCGACTACGCATCGACCCTACAACTCTACATGCGTGGCATCAAGACGTACGTGGATAACATGTTCCGAAACATCAACATGTCCGAGAGGGATAAGACGACTCTGTCGAAGTCTCTCATAAAACAGATTGGGTTCACCCAGTTGTTAAAGAAGAATTCCGCCAGAGAGGTCGTACAAGCCGTCAGAGGCAGAAACCCGAGGGTGGACCAAGAGGCCGAGGACTTCGACGACAATTTCGACGAGGGTGGCGACGGCGATGGTCATCACCATGTTCCCCCAGAAGCCAGAGAGGACGAGGAACAAGGCGGTCCCCGTGCCCCTCTGGCAGGCGAAAATGGTGATCCTAATAGGGACCAGTTCGGGGCCCAGAGGGGGGCATTTGGTGATGCTCGTGTATTCTTTGCCGATGAGGGAGCACCCGGCATGGCCCAGCCTCTAGGCTTTGCAGGAGCAGATGCTATCGCAGAGGTACCCCAAGCCGATCCACGGGCTATAAGAGTCGCAGCGAGTGATGCAGTAGACGCAATTCTGGACCCGCAGAGAACAGATGCTAATAGGGGTATGTCAGAGGGGGCCCTCGTGGTAGCCCTATATCCCGAAACCCAGAACTTCGTCGATGAGGTGGTGAATCGCATGATAGAGCAAGGCTTCACTCCCGCTCAGATAGCATACGGGCTAGAAGGACTACCGGAATTACTGGATATCTTTTCGCCCTATATTGTCGAGAACACGGGCGACATAGGGCCGGCTCCTATTAGAAGGAATAACGCGGATATAGGCGATGTGGCCCTAGCGATCCATGAGATACCCGGTCCCGCAGCAGCAGCCGCAGCAGCAGCACCGGCTCTAGGTGTCGTTCCCGGACCTCGTGCACGTCCAGTCGGTCGTCATGTTCCCACCCCCGAAAGGAATGCCCCACGCCAAGCATGGGATTATCCTCCCACCAGAGAGGCTCTGAGGAATCAACTCGACACCATTGCCAAGATAACAGCCTTTGGTGCCAAGATCCCTAGACAGTATGGGGGTCCCTACAAGCCTCGGGCTGGGTCGTACGTCAAGACGGGCATCACCCACATTATTAAATTAATTAAGGAGCACATGGACCCTAACTATTAAATACTGGTAATATAGAATGCCTTATACTTTACGAAAAAAGAGAGGCTACCCCTTATATTGGGTTATCAACAAGATAACCAAACATAAGTTCTCGAAGGAACCATTACCTCGTGAGACCGCAGAGGCCCAGATGAGGATCCTCCGCACCATGACACAGCATGAAGGAGGTAAATGTCTATGCGGTCTGTGTAAGTATCTAACGGAGCAGATTTACACCTAGGTCGCCGGGAGTAAAGATTTCAACTCGGTAATAATCCGGCCCACATGCTGAGATTCCATGAGAAGGGCGTCGGCTAATCCGAAATCCCTCTCATCGACATAAAAACCGTGCAGTCTCCACTGAAGGGCTTCTAGTATCTTTATTAATTTGGGTAGGTTTAGTTCTGGCATCTACTATGGGCATGGATTAATCCAGACCCGCAGCGGCAGCCGCAGCCATGGCGGCGATCTTCCGTTGGGCGGCCTTGTGGGCCAGTTTCTCCACGAGGGCCAAGAGCCTAGGCATGTCCTCCTCTTTGATGTCGCTCTCTGCCGCGATGGGCTCTGGCGTGGGCTCTTTCATCGACTTCTCGAGGAGCCGCATGAGGTCGTCCTCCTTGTCGCCCACGTCGCATGCGTCGCACCCCTCGTTATAGCACTTCTCCACCTTGTCTAGGCAGTCCCCGCACAGCATGCGATCACGGCTAGTACACCAGAACTTCTCGTCGTCCTTGCTAAGGTCGATCTCGCACTCACAGCAGTGGTAGGCATCCTCCTCCGGCGGATTCGCAGCCTTGGCCCGCCGCTCCTCCTTCAGCGTCATGGCCTTCAGCGTCATGGCATGCTGACGCTTGGCCTCCAACTCGTCATACTTGGCCTCGCACTCGTGGCAGCACTCGAACTCCTCGCACCCGGCGGCCTCACATGCGTCGCAGTCCTCGAAGTCGCAGTCCTTGCACTCGCACAGCCAGTGGACGATCCCATGGTAGCGGCAGTCGTCTGCGTCTTGGCCCCGCTCGATGTGGCCGCACTCCTCGCACTCAAACACACGATCGTCAATGGTGGACATTTTCTTGCTAGTCTTCTTTGGACTACTTACCCCCTACTACTGGGCCCATGGGTGTTCAAATTTTTGTACTTTTTGGCATGGTAAACATAGTGTGCTTCATTATTACGTATATGTAAACATATTCGCACATATATTTACGTAGTTGTAAGTATATTTGTTTACAGACACATATTTTACGTGTATAATAAATATTTATTTTAACAGTAAAAACGCAATATGTAAAGAAATAGACGTTCTTTATTACATATACGTAAAAAAGAACGTCAAATATGTTTACATCCCGGTAATTAAGCCCTATTTCGATCATATTCCATGCGGTAAGGATGCCCCGGTATCAACCATTGATAGGATCGGTACTGTAGGATATCGTGTACTGGCCC